CACCTGTAGCATAAGAGTCTGAGCTGAATTGAGATCCAGTATTGGTTCCCATACCTGCACCCGCGTTTGCACCTAGAGCACCGCCACCAACAGAAGAAGATTCGTTGATGAGTCCACCATTTTGAGAGCACCAGTTTTCTTGGTTCTCAAGTAGGATAGCAGTGTTAAGACGCAAATTAGATTCAGTAATAGGGGCTACCTTTTCTGAACTATAATCAAGAACAGGACTCCACTTTTCAAGAAGTGCCGCAGCGCGTCCTTGATCGATATAAGAGTTTGATGGTTTAATCATAATATTTATTTTCCTTTATTTTTTGTTAATTTGCGATTTTTATGTGTTTTCTCACTATTATCTTTTTTACTATACTCAGGCGGTGGCCTCATGTTTTAAACTATATTATTAAATTCCGATTTAATAATTAAATTCTTGAGAGTTCACTCATGTACATATCAGTAGGTTTAGTTTGAGGAGCTTCGACTGCCTCTTCTACAACCTTCTCTGTACGATCAATGTTCTCGGAAATTGTTTTTGTTTGTTTAGTAGCTTGTTCTTTAAGAACTGCGTTACTTTCACCCTCTTCTGAATCAAAAAGAGCTAGAGTATATTCAAAGTTTTCGTTAATAAATTCTAATGATTTATTACCAAGTACTTTGCTAATATACTCTCTTTTAATTTTAGGGAGACCAACTGTTTTTTCAGAAAGAATATCTTTACGTTCTACCCTAACCTTTTCACTTATTAATTTTTTACGCTCAACTTTAAGCTTTTCATTCTCTTCTACGAGTGAATCGATTTCAGTTTTAGCTTCAATAAGACCTTCTTTAACAAAAGTATTTTGTTGGATTTTATCAATACCGATAAGTTTAGCAATTTGTTCAAGAACAACTTTACTACGAACATTTTCAACAGCTTCGTTAAGTTCTTTCTTAGGGATTTGATCCTCTACAACAATATCAAAGAATTTATCAATCTTATTAACTAGATTATCTTTGAATGAATTACATTCTGTAACATAGTCAGACTTATATCTAGTGATAAGATCTTGTAACATACCAAAATGTTTCTGACTAATACCTTCAACAAGAGATTCCATTTTAGAAGTATGATCTTCGTCAATATCTTCTAAAAATGTTTCTAACTTTTCAGCATACTCAGCATCTTGTTTCGCAAGAGCCGCTTCAAGTTTAAGATCATATTCACCTTTAGCGATCTCTTTAGCTTTAACTTCAACAGCTTCCTGTAATTTCTGAAGATTTTCTTCAGAAAGAGCATCTTGTGTAGATTCTTTAAGTAGGTCTTTAATGTCCATGAGTATTGTTATTTAGATTTTGAAATTTTAGAAATTTTTTCACTGATTTTACCCTCAATAATTGAGGATACATCATTTTTAGATTTTGCGTAATCACCGTTAGAGATGTTACACAATAGTTTATAAATATGCTTTTTAGTTTCCATTTTTAATTATTTATAAATTTAATGTATTTTTTTAATAAAAGCCATTATTTGTTCCATTAAATAAAACTCTAAGTCTTTTTTAGGTAAATGATTTATCGATTTTTCAAAACCATCGTAAATCATTTCATTTTTATCATTATAATCTATAATGAATTCCTTATTTTCTAGAATACCATTAACGAAACAACTAGTATTCTTACCCTGACCAGATGGCTCCCATACAGTATCGGTCGCAATCATTCTAGGACTTTTAACATAGTTGATACCATTATTTTCGGTAAGTTGACCAAGGCAGCGAGTAGATTTACCAATTTTAACACCATCTCTAATTAAACTCTCTTGTAGTTTACCCATAGGAGTAGATAGACAAACCGCTTTACCAATCCAGCAATTATCAACTAATGTTAAACTCAATGTTCTATCACATGCTCGTTCTAAATCAACATCAGCAGTGTTTGGATGAGACATCTCATTAAGGGCTCTATTAGTCTTTACATATTTTTCAATATATGATTCAACGCAAGGGTCCATCTCAGATGATTCGTATACGCGACCATTCTGGTTCTTCTCGTTCATCATAATGAACGGACCTTTGATATATGTTTTAGTTTCAGCAGATTCGTTTACTTGTTCTACCAAATACTCGAAAGAATCTACATCAACATCCTCTACGATAAGATTATATTTACTACTCATTTTAATTATTTATCATTATCATATAATTAAAATATAATATGATAATAATAATATTTTAATTATTACGATTATCGTCTCTATGACTATCGCGAACCGCGTCATTCACCGTGTTTAATACCCTATATGATAAATCACGTATACCGTCATGTTTACCTTCTAATTTACCCAACTCCTTACTCATATCTATTTGCTTTTTACTTAGACCTAAAACCGTCTTCCATAAGACACCGATAGCTGTAGTTAAAGCACCACCAGCGACTGTTATAGCTATTGTTACATCTCTAGTTGTAATTCCTTTATCAATGATAGTTGGAATCACGCAAATAAAGTTATCTATAAAATTAGTTAACATAATACTTAATAATGATTAATGAAATTGAATATAATAGACCAACGATATTGCTACAGACTAATATATTATTCAAATATTTAATTTTAGGATCAATTGTCAGTTCAGCTGCTTTTAAATGGCAATATGCTGATATGATACCAAACCCTTGTCTAAAGACAATATTAAAAATTATACCGTAAGGTGCTAATTTATAATATAGATCATTTTCGATAAACGAAAATGTCCAAGGTATAAACCAAAATAAATTATCGAAAATAGACCCAATAAAACCAATTATTACACCAATAATAAACCATTCCTGAGATTGTGTTGATGTTGACTTAAATGATTTTATAGCAGAAGGCATCCAAGTATACGTTACAACAATCGCTAAGATTATTGTAGGAAATGTCATACCTAATGAAATTAACTCTGCTACGTTTTGAATAGTACCCATATTATAAATATAATTATTTATAATATATTACACATTTATGTTTTTATATTATTAAATTTAGATTATTTTGATAACCCTAGTAAGTTACCTTCGTAAAATTTATCGTCTATATAAATACCCTTTTCGGTAAGTATACACCAACGCCAACCCATCTTCTTACAATATTGTTTAGCACTATCCCATTTACTAGTATTTTTTAAGAAAGAAATATTTTCGTGAATAATTGTTGATTGTTTTTTTCTTTTACTAGGTTTAGGTTGAAGAGTCTGTCGAAATGGTTTAATTTCTATTAAATAATCTTTCACACCAGTTGACTCTAACATTTTTATTTTACAGTCAACGTAATATCTATGAAGTTTACCATCTGTTTTACACATATAAGGTATAATAACCTTTTCATATTTAATGTCAGTTATTTTTGGATGGTTATCACACCACCTTAAAAACTGTAGTTCATACGAACTTCGATATATACACTTAGATTCACCGAATTTTTGAACATTCCTCGGTCGATAAATACCTGATTTAAACTGCTTATATTTCTTTTTAACCATGTTAAATAGTTAAAAACTACCAGTCATTACAAGCAGCCTGTTGTGGACTACCCTTTTTAGCATTTTTACAATCATGTCTAGCTCTGAATGATTTTTTACGCTTAGTGTTACCACTTTTACCAGTAACTTTAACACCTTTTTGACCCCAATGAATACGTTTAATAGACCCATCAACTTGCTTGGCGCACTTAGTCCATTTTTTACCTTTACGATCAGAAGAAGCTTTTTTAGTAACTTTGGTACATTTGCTAGAACTCTCATCAACAATTTTAGATTTCTTCTTTTTGCGACAAGATCCTTTTTCACCCACTTTAGTATTAGGAACCCTTTCATAACCATCCCAACAAGGTGTTTTTTCCTCTATTTTTTGAAGTTTAGTGTAATAATCAGGATCTTCGACTAAGTGATCTAAAGCTATTTTCTTATTAAGTTTAATATCGTTACTGTGTTCACGTTCAATTTCGATACCTTTCATCAGTTGATCTACAATATGATTATAAGATACGCTGTGTTTTTCACAAATATCATCAATTGACATACCATATGATAAACCACCCCTAATCTCTTTCAGTAATTTATAAAATTTTTGTTGTTTATCATTCATGAGCCATATATATAAAATTATCTAGTTTGTTTACCTCAACATCGAGTGATTCTAAAAGTATTTCAATTTCAGCTAAACATTTATTTCTACTACCTCCACAAAGATCAACATTTTTTAAACCTTTAATCGCATCCCATTTAAATTGAGGTATAGCTATAGCATGTTCTTGGAAAAAACCATATTCATCAGACCATTCACCTTCTATATCTTCGTTAGATATGTTGAAAAAAGTTTGAAATAATATCTTAAATGATTCTTCATCGATTTCTCGGCTATCATTAACACCCTTACGAATCATATGTTTAACAATATCTTTAATAAAGTCACCATCAACACCCGAATCAATCCAATCTATGAAAAAACCAAAATCTTTATCTATAAATATGATGGATTCAAATTCATCTTCTGTTAGAATATCAAAATCACCGATATATTCATTCATATCATCAATAGTTTCTTCTATTCCGATAACTTCTTCAGCATTATAAAACCAAATTATATTTTCATATTTACTAATATTAACCTTAATATGTTTTAACAATTTAGGAGTAATATCTCGATGGTATTGATGGTAAAATGGTTGAATATCGACTATAACTAGACTTTTCATACTATTTTAAAAAACTAAGAATGCTGGTGGAGCACCATTTGCGAAGCCTCCAGTACCATTTAATAATTGTTCTTCTAAAGTGCCCTTAGAATCCCAACCTTGTGACATATATGTTTCCCAATTTAAAGAACCAGAACCAAATAATTGCGTTCCACTATATTTACCACGAACATTAGCGATAGCGACCTTCATTAAGGCTAAAGAATACTCTTGAACCCAATGATTTTTTAAACAATCTCTAAATCTAGGTTCAACATAACACTCAACTAGCGCCCAGTATTTACCAAACCCTTGGTTCATTGACTGATTTGCACCAGTTGGCTCAGGGAATATTCTTAAAATCTGAGTATTTGGATCAAATCTAGTGTATTGTTTCAACGCTAACATCTTATTCCTAAGCTCAAGGAATTCATTCATACTATACCAAGTTATTAAATCAAAACCTTTATTTAACCCACCAGAATGCATCAACGCACCCATCTGCTGTACCATAGCGTGTTGAACGGTAAACAAAAGATTAGCTCCATTATTTTCACCAACCTCTATATTTCTAACATCTATAACTTTTCTCCAATCCTGTAAGTCATAATCTTTACCCACAACAGTATCTGGGTCAGTAGGATCATATTGAGAAGATAGTTCTGGGGTATATGACATCAAATTATCAACTTTAATCCCAACACCAGGAACATATAATTCTGAATCAAATAATAAAAACTCAGTATCAGGTTCAGTGTATTGACTATATAGTTCAACCGCCTTAGATATACATTCGAAAGCTGTGTCTTGAGATAATTCTAATTTTGCTAAATCTCCACCCAATAATGTGATATTTCTACACGCTAAAGAGTGGATAGAATCAATTTTAGAATTGAGGTGGGTCGAAAAGAACGCTGATAATGGTTTAGGCATAGTTTATATTATTTTAATTATTTATCATTCATCTCCAATATCACCACCAGCATCTGGAGTTTCGGGAACATCATCAGCTAACTCTGATTCACCACCTAAGTCACCAACACCACCTAAGTCACCAACACCACCTGCACCGCCTCCGAAGTCAGTACCACCGACACCACCCGCGCCACCGCCACCTAAGTCACCACCGCCTTCAAAAGCATCCGCTGCGTCATTTTCAGTATTCTCCTGTTGTCTTCTCCAATCTGGACCAAGCTGAGCAATAGCTTCTAATTCCCATTTGAATGCCATTTCTTTACGTAGATGTTCTTTATTAGCAAGAATTTGTTTATCTTCCCAACCTAGATAAAGTTTTTGAGCATACGTTTCTGATACAAGTTCAGATTGAGCCATACCACTATAATTATTACTCTGGATTTCAAAAATCTGCTGATTCCTAAGTATATTAAAGTGAGTGGGCTCATTCATTTTAACTTTTATATTACGCTCACTTAGCTTATATTCATCCCACCAACCACGAAGCTTGAGGTGTGTAATATAAACCTGCTTAATAGTTTCAGAAAATTGTCTTTGTATACGAATAACGAATTTAGAGAATTTAAGCTCTTCTCTTAACATTTCAGTACCGTCACTATAACCACTATCTGCTGCAAGTCTATTTGCAGGTACGTTGAGAGATTGGAACAATTTTTTAGAAAAGAAATCTAAATCAGGTAATTCACCCAACGATTGACCCCCTTGTAATTTTTCAACACTTGTACCATCACTACCAGCTCGTTTAGGAAACCAGAACGCATCAAGCATTGACTGCGGGTTAAACATGTTTACCCCACCCTGTTTAGAGTCGTATGTTTTCTTACTCCAATATTTTTGAGCAAGTTGGTTAACATATCGCTCACTTTGAGCCTGTGGCATATTACCAACATCAATTTTGAACACTAGTTTTTCTGGGGCATTAACTAGACGATGGATAACAATACTATCCTCGATCATATTAATTTGTTTATATGATCTACGAGCATGTTCAATATGAGGTAATCTAAAAGTTTTACCATCATTCCATTCATTAGAGTGAAAATATGTAATTTGATTCTTATCAAAAATGATAGGAATTACCTCGTTAGTTTGCTTAGTTTGTTCATCAAAAATTTCTTTTCTTAGAAGATACCCACGAACTAAAAGATTTTGAACGTTGTTAAACACTGGATCAATACTTTCTGTAGGTATTGAAACTACACCGAGTATACCTTTTTCTGTATGCTCTTCATGAATAATATTTTCAAAGTAAAGTTCACCGTCAACTAAAAGATTCCTACAATATTCCCAACCTTTATTATAAAGATCAAAGTGGCTAACTAATTTATAAAATTCTTCATGTAAAGTCTCTTTAGCTTGTTTATCTAAATTATAATCTTTGATATCAAACTCAAAAATCTCATCTTTATCATTAATAACGATAAATTCGTCACAAATTTCATCAAGAGCTGCTGTAATAAAGTCATATGCAGACATTAAACGATATTCTTGTAGACGTTTAATCTTATCAGGCTCAACATTAGCATACATGAACGTATGATAATCACCATTTAGACTAAATTCACCCATGGGGTGTGAATCATACGGGTTACCTTGGGTGATACTATGTTTAGATAGTATTTCGTCTCGTTTAGTACCTTGAGTGTAGAAATCTTTATATTTGGGATTGTCTTGTGAAATCATCTCTACCATACTTTTACCTGAGTACGGTGCGAGTGAACGTAATGAAGACATTAGTTCGTTACGAAAACTACCTTTTGATGTATCTTGAAAATTTACCATTTGAATTATTTATAGTTAAGTGATTTATATTCAATTATATTATATTTCGATCAATTTGTCTACCACTAAAATTAAATATCAATAATTTTAATCGGATCACTGACAACATACCCACTAGGATTTTGAACAATCACACTGATATTTCCAGTATCATTTAACTGAGGGGTTGTAACATATAACACATTATCAGAAATTGCTATATATGATGATAGTTCAAAACCACTATACCCATCATAGGCTAACATAGGATCACCTAATATAGTGCCACTATCAGCAGACAAATAAACGGCATCAGTGTATTGAAAATTATCACCTTCAAACTTTAAAGTAGGGGTTTGACCATTAATAACTATATTATCTACGGTATTATTAATTAATACGTAATTATCATCAATTACTACGGTATCATCTAATGTTTCAGTAATTACTGGGTAAGATGATAATGAACGAGAGTCATAAACATCAAGATCAGTACTCGTATATTGGCTCATAGAAGATATTGGGTAATATTTAGTATCAACCTCATATATGTTACCTATAGGGTTTTCTGGATGTCTTTTGAATAACCAACCCTTAATAATGAACGTTGTTTCAGCTATATTTCTATATTTTCCACCTTCACCCATATCAATTGGTTGAGTTATAGATATATTTTCATCCCATAATACCTCACTCCTCAACTCAGTACCGATACTCGGAGCGAATTCATCAGGTAATTTCCAAGAAATTATAATATACGGGTTAACGTAAGGTATAAAATTAGCAAGTATTTGATCCATATCATCCTGATATCGGGTTATTATACTCATACTCACACCTATATTAACAGGGACTGGTTGAGGTATTTCGTAACTATATTGTTTACCAGAATTGATATAATGACCAAGATTTTTAGACTCTACTCTAGATTCATCTCTAGAAATAGACGTAACGTAAGATGATATAACAGGTACGGTTATATGTTGAGCTTTATTTACCAAATCATGTAATACTTTTTGCTTAGGTGCATGAACATATCTAACATTATGTTCAGATTCTTTAGTTCTACCCTTAAATCTACCTACAACAACACTATCAAAAGCCGCTACAAATTGAGTAACAAGATCTTTTACTTCAAAATAATGGATACCGTTTTTATCTTTCATTTTAATTATTTACAAAAAAATCCCTAATATTGTTAATATTAGGGATTTAATAATACAGAATTATAAATATTAAATTTGATATTTATCTCCACGATAAATATTATCTTTCTGTAAACCCAATGTCTCTCTCAGTTGTTGAGCTTCACCAGTGTCTATTTCATTAATATTGTTGATGGCGTCTCCATTACTATCCAATATAAGAGAATCTTCTTCACCATAAAAGTTACCCTCCTCATCAAGATATAGTTTACAAATCTCAACACGAGCTTCTCGACTACCAAAAACTTCGATAATCATAGGTGCGTCATTTTTTACGAAGAATATATCATCATTTTCTTCGCGTTTTGTTTTTAAACCTTTAAATAATTGATCGATCTCCCTTTGATACACTGGGTCGATGTCACGTAGTTCATCACCAACTAGATCGGGGTTCTGTTTTGTCATAGGGATCATAAACATAAGATCCAACTTTTGCATAGCGTGTCTAGAAATATTGATACAATCAGCTACAAAAGCGTCATCAATATTACCTTGGTTCTTATCATACGCCCAAATAGAATAAACAATATTATCTAATGGTGACCTATCAAAAATAACATGGTCATCTTTTTTAACAGATCGAAGATCTTCGATAATCGATTCTAAAATAATCCGCTGTGACTCTTTTGTTGTATCTTTATTGATCTTTAGATCGTTCTTTTTGACAAGATCTCTATATGAGTTACCCATGACCTTATACATAGGCCAATTTATAATAAAATCTTCGATAAATGTAGATTTACCGATACACTGAGTACCTGAAACGCTAATTAGTGGCATTTTTTCTTTTCTCCATTTTTTTAAGTTCTTTCAACCCCTTATGTGGTCGATATTTTGATCTTTCAACTGTTTTTTGATGAAATTCGGGGATAGGATCATCACAATCAGAGTAACCATTAAACGCAAGTCCACGTCTAGTCAACTCAACATACATAGGATTAGTTGAGGTTTCTGTTTTTTCTTCGTTATCCATTGATTAACGTATCTCCAATACCACCAGATTCGTTAATACTATTAGGTAGTACGTGTTTAACCACAATACTACTTGATTCAAACCAAGTAGTATCAATCAACACTGTATCTCTAATAACTTGGATTACATTACCTTCACGTAGAATTGGATCATCAGATTGTTTATATACAACTTTTTTCCCTATACAACTTTTAATATTAATCATAATTAATATTATAACATAAAAGTTGTATAAGTCAATAAAAAACCCCACCAAGTTATTGGTGGGGTTTATACTTAAATATATAAATTATTTATTAAAAATTTCTTCTACCTTTAGAAGTGAGAGCGCGACCTTTAGTTTTTTTAACAAATGACTTATTAATTTGTGTAGAAATTTGTTGAGCCAATTCTTCAGCCTCACTAGCGTCCATAACACCTAATTTAGTAACATCTGTAGCTAAGTTAGACAGAGCATTATCAAGTTTAACAATATGAGAATTTAAAATACTGTGTGTTTTTTTAGCTTGAGCAATTTTAGATACATCTTTAGCTTTAACACCTTTTGACGGAGCTGGTTTTTCACCACCCATAAGATTATGCTTAACTTGAGAACCTACACCTCTAGCGGCACCTTTGACATTACTACCCATAGCTTCAGCTCCAGCTTTAATAGAAGACCCCTTCGCTTTTAATCTATCGAATAGACCTTCTTCCTGAACATCATCATCAGTTTCTTCAACCTCATCAGTTTCTTCATTAGCTAATTTTTCTTCGTCTTTATCCTCTTCATCTTCATTCTTACATACACGAGATTCGGCATAAATTTGAAATAAGTCTTGGAAATCATTATTGTCTGGTTTTTTATTCATAATAAATTAAATTAGTTTTAATTATTTATAATTTTAATTAATTTAATTAAAAAAACCCGATCCAGTATTAGATCGGGTTTTTAAATTAGTTTTAATTATTTACATTTCTATCACTCAAAATAGAAATGTAATGTGTCTTCAATATGATTTTGACCCACGACAAAGCAATTTTGTCTAGCTTTTGTCATATAACCCAACGATTCAGCAAATTCATCAGCGGTAACAGAACTAGGTACTCTAATATACTCAAAATCATTCATCTCTTCATGAACATAACTATGTAGGTGACCAGTGATAAAATATTTAGATTGAATACCTACCAAATCTTCTACTCGTTTTAACAATAGTGATTGTACAAAGCTCTCTAATTTAGGTCTGGTGTTAGGTAACCCGATATGGTTTACATCATCTTTACCGTGAGTATAGATGAAATAACAGTTGTTGACTTTGAAACTATCCAACCAATAATCTGAAATATTCCAGATAATCTTATCATTTTGTTCAAAATATTTAGATGCTGAATAATACACAGCTCCAATCATAAATGAGTCATGATTACCGTTCACACAGCTAATATCAACTACATTAAACATCTGTTTAAGTGATGATACAAATGTTATGATAACATCTAATCCAACTTTAAACATATCACCGTTAACGACATCATTGTGGAGTTTTGTACCCCTACGTGTCATACCATCAACACATGAGTTAAGAATATCACCCATTATTACCAATTTACACTTAGACGGAACTGATACCCAAGTATCTAACTTATCTCTAATCTGATTAACATAATTAAGGATATTATCTACAGCTTTTTCTGTATTAAATGTGTTACCTGTCCAACAATTCTTAGTTAATTCACCGATATGTGTATCAGTCAATATACACACGAAAACATTTGTATTAGTTTTCGGGTTAGAAAGATTAGGCAATGTCTGCAATTTCGGAGCAGACCACGTATCAATAGCATCGATAAATGGATTATATTTACCAACAAGAAACTCATTCCATTTACGAGCGTCATCATTTGTTGCTTTCCAACCCTCTTTTTGTAATTTTTGATTTAAAGCAAATCTCTTACCCGAAATACATTTATCTTTAAGGATATCAACATCCTCTTCAACGATCTGCTCGGGGGTAAAAGGTAAAGAATCATGTGTAATACCGAGGATTTTTAGTATTTGAAGCAAATACTTACGAGGGATCTCATATTTAGTAGATACTTCATTAATTGATTCAGGGTTTTCATCATAATTACTGTAATTTGTAATTAAACCCCTAATACGATCACCCTTAATTACAATATTTTTCCCAAATTTTTTCTCTAACAGGAATAGATATACGTCATCATTTTTATTATAAACATATTTATCACTAAACTCTAAATCAGTTTCAGTTTCAGTTTCAGTTGTTTCTAAATAATCACCGATACCCTCATCGTAACTAGAATTTAAATCATTTTGTAAATTTTCATCAAATTCTGCAACACCAAATACACAACATTCATCGTGAATATGTTTAGCCCATTCTTTAGATTGTGTTTTACCTAAACCTAACTTTTCGCTAATATACCGAGCGGCATCAGCTTTAATACCACCGTTTTGAAATATCTGTACGATATCATCTTTTATTGATTTCATGCCTTTAGTCATATTGGCATAATATATCACAATCTTTACTAAATTTCAAGTAAATAAATAGCAAAGATTAATATTTATCCTTAGATGTCATTTACAATATCCAGTTGTGATAATCTAGCGTATAGTTGATCATAGTTATTAGATGCCCATAACCTCCGAATATCACGTGTTTTTTCTGGCGAACCTTCATACGAAATATATAATTTCATAGATAATTCGAGAAGATCCTTATCCCTACCAACCCAAGGGATTATATTAGAATATTGATCAGTGACTTCATCTTCGCTACCACCATCATCAATATCAGGTTGTTCCTGATCAACTGGAGAATCTTCAGGTTCTTCAAAGTCTCCAACTGGTGGTAGTTCAGACTTTTCACCACCTTTAACAAAATTAGCTTCTGTTAAAAATACGCGATTATTTTCAAGTAATTCTAAAAATTTAGAGTGCGGTGCCATTTGATTTAGATTGTTGCTCTTGTTTTTTAAGTTTCTGGAGCTGAGTTTTTTTACTCTTAATTTTTTGTTTACGAAGTTTGTCATCAACTTTTTCAAGTTCTTGCTCTTCGCGAGAATCTTGAGATTCGTTACTCTCTTCTAAATATTCTTTTCGAAGATGTTTTAGTTTTTGTTCAAATAGACTTTCAGTTTTCATTTTAATTATTTATATTATCAACTTAACTTAACTTAACAATTTATGTTTAAAGAAACGCGTAACCTAATAAAGCTAAACCAACTCCAGATTTACCTTTTAAACCACCAACAATAGAATTTAAAGCTTTTACCCACCAAGCTTTATTTCTTTTTGGGTATTTTTCATTAAGTTTTTTAGATATATTATCTACAAGTTCTTGTTTTTCTTTATTGGTTAATGCATCACCTCTTTTAATAGCAGCTTCAACTGAACTATTGAAAGTCGCTTCACCTTGGGCATCAGCATTTGCTGCATCTTTCTCAGATTTATCGTTAATATTTTTTAGAACTTTTTCGATAAGTTTAGCGACAGATTTAACCGCAATAATAGATAGTCCAGCACCAGCTAACCATTTAAATGATGTCAAAAATACATCCTGACCTTGCTCCTTAAAAAACCCAGCAATCCAATCCTTAATTAAACCCCATGGGCCCTCGGGTGGAAATACTCCAGCAGCATCTAGAGCGTTATTAACATATTCTGGATTACTAATAGCGTTACTAACTGCTCCTCCATCAAATCTATTCATCATTGTAGGATCAGACATCATAGGTCCCATCTCCTTTAAAAGTATATCAGAAATCTTTTCAGATATAATATCTTCATTATAACCATTAGATACACCCTCACTTATCAAAATATCTAATTTCGTATCTATATAATATTCATTAAA